AGACCTTGATCCCGCTATGGTTGGTGATACGGCCGTCGTTTGCTACGCTATTGACAGGACTAGTCATAAACGTTATATCGTTGATGCTATTAAAATCACTAGGCCAACACCTGCTGCGATCCGTCAACTAATCTTTGACTGGACCGCGCTCTATCAGCCTAGTGAGTGGATAGTAGAGAAGAACGCATTTCAATCTTTCTTAACGCAGGATGAAGGCATCCGCCAAAATCTTGCAAGCCGAGGAGTCCTCCTACGTGAACACCATACAGGAACCAACAAATGGGACTCCGGTTTCGGAGTTGCCAGTATGTCCACATTGTTTGGAACGAAGCAGTTTGATGGTAAGCACCATAGAGACAATCTCATCCATCTTCCTAGCGATCAAACAGAAAATGTCAAAGCGCTCATCGAGCAATTGATTACGTGGTCACCAACTACTAAGGGTAAGACCGATATGGTGATGGCTCTGTGGTTCTGTGAGATCCGAGCACGCGAGATGCTTAACCAAGGTTTGCACAAGACACATCATATGAAGAATCCTTTTCTATCTCGCTACGAGGTAGGCAAACGAACAGTTGTCAACATAGATGAACTGCTCGCAGATAAAGATCGTACATTCATCTAAGGAGATAACAATGGCAGCGAAAAAATTAACAGGTCCAGCAGCAGTAGAAGCATTAAAGAAGCGTGTATCACCTGCTGGTGTTAAGAAGGCAGAAACTGGCGCTAAAAAGGCCATTGACAAAAAGTATCCAGGTCTTTACAAAGAAACTCCAAAGGTCAACAAGTCACGAGATACCGCAGGTATGACCCCAGCAGAAAAAGCCAAGGCTAAGAAGATTTTAGAAAAGATTAAAGCAGATAGCAAGAAGAAGGCTAAGGCAGAAACACAAAAGCGCAAGGCACCAGATAGCAACTTCATTGCAAGGATGTAAGGACTACTAATGGCAATGTCACCAAAAGATAAGGCAAAGTTCCAAGAAGAATGGAAAAAGCCTGGCAATGTTAAAAAAGGCGAAATCATTACTCCTGGTGCTGTTGTACGTGGAGTGGCTAAGGCTGCTGCAAAAGTTACTGCTAAGAAAAGAGTTGCAGCTACTTACACACCAACAAAAAAAGCAGTTCCAGTAAAGGTTGTTAAGAAGACAACGCCACCTATTTACAAGCACGCACAGACTGATGCTATTTTAGAACAGCAATGGGCTAAGTCAGTTAAAGCAGCAGAAAAAATGGGTATGGATATTAAAAAAATGAAAATTACTATTGACGGCAGAACAATAGATTACAAAGGTATTAGGTAAGGAAACCAATTGTTATCAGTCAAAGAAGTTGACGCTAAGCTCGCACGCTTACGTACTCGCTCATCAGCGCGAGATCAACGTATGCGTGATGTGCTCTCGGTGCGTCAGGGAGACATCTCAAAGGTTTACCCTGCGATGTTCTCAGAGGATTATCCAAAGCCTCTGGTTGCAAACTTCATTGACGTAGCAGCACGTGACTTGGCAGAGGCAATGGCACCACTGCCATCATTTAACTGCTCAGCAACTAATATGGTTTCCGATGCAGCACGCAAGGCTGCAGATACTAGAACTCGTATTGCAAACTTTTATGTAACAAACTCAGACCTACAACTGCAGATGTACACAGCAGCAGACTGGTATAACACCTACGGTCTTGGTATTGGTATGGTTGAGATGGACTTTGAGGACAACAATCCTCGTATCCGTATGCTCAACCCATTCGGTACATACCCAGAACTAGATCGTTATGGTCGCGTTCTATCTGTGACTCAGGTCATCGTTACCGATGCAGAGACATTAGCAGGTCAGTACCCAGAGTATTACGATTTAATCTTAGGTAAGAACCAATACGCTTTGTCATCTCCTTACGTATCAATGGTGCGCTACCACGACAAGGACCAAGACTTGCTCTACATCCCAGAGCGTAAGAACTTGGTGCTATCACGCACACCTAATATCTTAAAGAAGTCAATGGCATCTGTTGTGATGCGCTCATCACTAGATGGAGAAGCACGAGGACAGTTTGATGATGTGCTCTCAGTTCAGCTCGCACGTGCTCGCTTTGCAGTATTGCAGATCCAAGCAGCAGAAAAGTCTATCCAAGCACCTATTGCTATCCCACAAGATGTGCAAGAGTTGGCACTGGGTCCAGATTCCATTATGCGCTCTGCTAATCCACAAGGTATTCGCCGTGTTTCATTAGAACTACCACCTGGAGTCTTTACAGAGTCTGGGGTCCTTGAGCGTGAACTGCGCCTTGGTGCTCGTTATCCGGAAAGCCGTTCAGGTAACATTGACGCATCAGTTGTTACTGGTCGCGGTGTACAAGCCCTACAAGCAGGCTTTGATACACAGATCAAGGCAGCACAAGCACAGTTTGCTCGTATGTTCCAAGAACTTATCTCTGTTTGCTTTGAAGCAGACGAGAAAGTATTTGGTGGTATTCCAAAGACCATCAAGGGTTCAGATGATGGAACACCTTATGTCCTTAAATACACACCATCTCGTGACATCAAGGGTGAGTACGGCGTAGATGTACGCTACGGAATTATGTCTGGTATGGATCCAAACCGTGCCATCATTGCTTTACTACAAATGCGTTCAGACAAGCTCGTATCTCGTGACTATGTACGTCGTGAGATTCCTATGGACTTGAATGTTACGCAGGAGGAACAACGTGTTGATATTGAAGAAATGCGCGACTCTTTGCGCGTTGCTGTTGCTCAGTACGCTCAGGCGATACCAGCTCTTGCAGCGCAAGGACAAGACCCTAGCGAGATTATCACCCGCATTGCGAGTGTTATCCAAGGTCGGCAAAAGGGCCAATCGCTAGAGAGCACAATCGAAAAAGCATTTGCACCAGAACCAGCCCCAGAGATGCCACCTATGGCACCGGGTATGGAACAACAACTTCCAGCAGCAGGTGTGGCCCCCGCTCCTGCCTCGCAGCAACCTCCACAAGAACAAGCTGGTACGGCCCCTGCTGCTGGTCAACGTCCCGATATAGCCCAACTACTAGCTGGTATTACCGGCGCAGCATAATAAGAGGAGGTGTAAAATGAACAAAGGATCACGTGCAGCAGCACCAATGTCAAAGCCAACTGAGGGTAAGAAGGATACTTCTAAGCCAGCAGGACCAGGCAAGGTAGTACCGTCAATGATGCCAGCAGGACGACGCGGAAACGCAGTCAAAAAAGGATAATACTTTTAATGAAAGGTGTACTGGGCGATGAAAGATGACAATTACATTCCTCGTCCAGTACGCTTTCTTGACTTCGTTGTAGTAGGCGTAGGCTTTATACACAACATAGCATCATCTATTGAAACCTTAACAGGTGAAATAATGGAATTAGCAATTTATCAATCAAATCATCTTACTCAAACTAATAGAGCTTGGGAAGATATGACAGCAGATTTAGAAAAATTAGAGGAGGACAAACAGTGAGTATGATGAATCCACTGGCTGGACCAGCAGGCCCAGGTAAGTTCTCTACACGTACCGATCAGTTGCAAATGGGTTCTACAGCATACGGTGAAGGCGTTGAGACGCAGGCTATTAAGTCAGGTGCTCCGCTTTCCAAGACTGCAGATGTACGCCCTGCTCGCGCAGGCGATGTACGCAAATCGGCAACACAGGGATCAGTAACAGGATTATACGCACCAACAGAGCGACCAGATGAACCGATTACTACAGGCATTGCTCGTGGTCCGGGTGCAGGACCAGAGGCTTTAATACAGCCACAGTCTGCACAACGCAAGATCTCGGACATTTTGGCTGAAATGATCCCGTATGACAATACTGGAGAAATTGCTATTCTCTATCAGAACGCTTTAGCGCGAGGTAACTAATGGCTGATAACTTAACATCTGCATCGTATGCAGCTAGGTTAGCAGCAGAAGATAGAAAAAGAATAGAGGCATACAATAAGTCTCTTAAGACTCACAAAGAATTAAGTAATCTTCCACCTAGTTTGGCTAAGCAACAGTACGCAAAACTTACTTCAGCACAGCAGGAGTCTCTTAAGCAACAGTATGGCAATGAAGACCCAGCAGTAAAGCCAGACCAAGGTTGGCTATCTACTGCGTGGAACTACACAGGCGGTCAAGTTGTTAGCGCATTAGGTAAAGGCCTAGCTGGTTTACAAAATGTATCTGATTTTTCTACACGTCTCTATCGTACTGTTGCTATTGCAGCAGATCAGCAGGTAGATCTCAACGAAGCGTGGGACATTGCTAACGATAAGGGCGACAAAGTCTTTAGCCCAAACCGTATTGAGCGTGCAAAAGAACTTTTTGACAAGAACGCTGTCGAAGTTGCTATGCGTATTGCAGCAGGTGAAGACCAAGGCAAGATTCTTAAGGAAGCAACACCTGAACAAACTAAGTATTTGAAGTTATATAACAAGTCGCAAGGTACTCAAGAAGAACAAGACCTATTTCAAGATACACTTGATGCTGTTCAGGCAGCCAAATACTCGCCTGGTCGTCAGTTTGCTAACTTAATTACACCTGAGAAATACGAAGGTTCAGGCTTTTTCTATAAGGCAGTCTCTGGTGCGGTAGATGCAATCTTCCGTTTGACAGCAGATCCACTTATTGTTGGTGGTAAGGCTAAAAAGCTCTACGATATTAACAAATATTCATTAGAGGTTATAGTAGGTAGTGCAGCACGCGATGGCGTTGCCTTTGCAAACTACTTTAATCAAACAAAAACTACTGCGTTTTGGAATGACTATGGTTCAAAACTTAAGGCATACCGTGAAGCAGATGCTTTAGGTAACACTGAGGCTAAGGCACAGCTAATTGAACAGATGAAGATACTGGCACCAGAGTTTGGTACTGCAGTTATTCAGACATTTAACAAAGCAGCAGAACCTATTGAAGATGTATTGACAGCTAAGGCTTTCT